AGCGTTCTGAAGGTACGCATCTATAGTAGGTGCATCAATAGCATCTATCTTTACCTTCAACGCGCGATCAACTGCACCTGTCATTAACGGGCAGGTAGGCTTAGCCGCACACCATTTACAATGGCTACCCTCACGAAGGGGCGCATCAATCTTAGATGCGGCATTAACAGCACTTAACAGTTGCTGTTCAAACGCTTTGATGCGTTCTATTGTCGTTACCCAACGCTTAATCATTGGAGGCTGGATAATGATAAGCTCGACTTCTTGTACATCCTTGAACGCCCACTGCGCTTTCTCAGTCCTCATTGCAGCAGCCGCGTAGAACATTAGCTGCTCGTTTTCTATCGCATCAACCGCCACACCGTTACCGAACTTCCAATCCAATACAATAGCGCGGTTATCCAAACGACCAAGCAAATCACAGCTACCAAAAACGTCAGGAATGAAATCACCGAAACCGACTTCAACTTCCACCGCGTAGTCCATACCAAATTCGGGATCAATTTCATTAAGCAACTCCAAAGCAACAGCGTACTTTTCGTCAATTAGGTCTTGCGTCAGTATATCATTAGCAATAGGCTTTTTTCCATCCGCAAGCCATTCAGCGATGGTGTTATGGAGAAGTGTACCTTCTTCAGCGTAAGAGCTGGAAGGCTTTTCAGGTGCAGCGTTACATAGCGCAACACTACCGGGGCAGTTGATAACACGTTTGGCAGTTGATCCACCAACAATCTTTGAGTGTGCCATTAATTTATTCTCGTTTCGTTTAAAGTGGGTACATTATTTCACAGAAAAATATATTGTACAAATGTTTTTTACAGTGGTAAGCTGTCACCTCACTAAACGAAACGAGAGTAAATGAAATGAACAATAAAACAGCAATCATATTAATCTTATCTGCTTTTACATTAGGTGGCTTTATCGGTGCAACCTTTACAAAAGAAGGACGAGTAATTCATAAAACTGGCAGCGGTATGTTTATCATCGACAAAGGCGTAAAAGGTGATGAACGTATTTACCAGGTATTGGAACTGCCAACTAATGTCACTTCTTTTGTGACGCTGAGAGATTAAATGCTAGAACGTGACATTGAAAAGCATTTCAAATGGGTAGTTGAAGTGAACGGAGGTAAGACCTTCAAGTTTACTTCACCTACCCAGCGAGGCGTAGCGGATAGGATTGCTTGTCTGGCAGATGGCACATGTTGGTTTGTCGAATTAAAAACAAAAGGTGGACGCTTATCGGAATTACAAAAATTGTTTGCACAAGAAATGCTCCGGCTTAATCAAAACTACGCCTGTCTTTGGACAATCGAGCAGGTTGATGATTGGTCAGCAGAACATTTAGGTTATAGATACATAGGAGAAATGATATGGTAGATCAAGATATAGATTGGCTGTACGAACAAGTAGTAAAAGGTGGGCTTAAACGGCCAACTGAAAAGCAGGAAGATGAATTTGAATACTTAGTCAGCCGCTACAAACGCATCAACGGCTTAACCACAGCTTCCGCTAGAACTAAAGCTTTTAAAGAGGTTATGGTATGACGACTAGGATGGTTGGAGGGGATCATTATTTGTTACCCATTCAACCCGTTGTTTACATCCATGCCAACAAATTACCGTACATGGAAGGCAACATCGTAAAGTACATCACGCGTCATCGAAGTAAGAATGGCGCAGAGGACATTAAAAAAATCATACACTACTGTGAACTAATCTTGGAGCTAGACTATGCACACAAAGACGCAACGTGACGAATTACAACGGCAAAGGAGCTTTGCCTACTACGACAAGAACCGAATTGCTATCAATGAGCGTGTCCGATTGAAACGCCTCAACACTCGTTTAAGTGTAGATGGTATCCGGCCTATTGCTCAAGCTAACATCACCAAAAAAGAAATCTTAACGCTGATCGGTATTAAAGCCTTAACACTCGACAAGATCGTCAAAGACGCGCGCTATTGTATGCCTAAGCATACTGGCACTCACATGGACGGAACAGTCCTTTATAACCGCGCTGAGATCATGGATTGGCTACCGTACATAAGAGAAATGTGCGCGTTCATGTATAAACGCCCGGTCATTAAGTTGACTGGAATGTCTGCACAGATCGTTCAGTTCATGCACCGCAGTAAGGACATGGAACTGTACTGCGATGAAGCCAGACGCAGAATGATGGACGGGAGGTCTAAAAATGGCTAGAGATATAGACTTTGCCTTGATGATTCAGGTGCTATATGGAAAAGGGGTTAGCCTGGCAGAACTAGCTAGAAAGACCGATACCGCAGTAAGCACCCTGTCATGCGTCAAACAGGAAACCAAAAGACCACCAGCAGGATGGCAGGAAGCCATTAACTTATTGGATTACTGGCTGAAAATGACAGGTGAAACGCCTCCAAGAGTAGGCGATCATATTACTATTGGAGGTAGGAAATGAGTAAAGATTTACGAGAAGATTTACGAGAAGATATGCACGGCATTGGAGGTAAATAATGAAAATGACACGCCCACTGTCTGACGACACAGCACGTTGCTTAGGTAGCAACTGCGACAAAAAAGAAAACTGCTCCAGATACTTAAGCATTGAGGTAGATACAAAAGATTTCTTTTTTCACATGGATGCAATGAAAGAATTAAAAGAAATGGATTGTAGTTTTTTTATAGATTTTAGGGATGTTAATTTTTATGACTATTGAAAGAGAGTTGCTTAAAAGGTTTATGACTGAACTGAAAACAGAAGAAGATGTGGTCAGTTTGTTCAATGATATAAAAGAGTGTCTTGCCGAACCTGAGCAAGATCAAGAGCCTCTTTTAGCAGAAACAAAGATTGAATGGTATGGGAAAGGGTTTAGACAAGGGGTCAATGAGTTTGCACCACCCAAACCATTAACAGAAGATGTTATATATGCTCTTGATAAAGAAGGGATTGTTGAAAATATGGACGATCATCAAGTCAGATACGTCATTAGATGGATAAGAAGCGTAGAAAAAGCACACGGCATTGGAGGTGGGGAATGAGTAAAGAAAGAGAGTTGTTGCAGAGAATACTAGATTATATGTGGGAAGGAGAGCTTGCTGATGAAATCAAAGAACTCCTCGACCAACCTGAGCAAGAGCCTGTGGCTTGGATGTATGAGTGGTACGAGAATGACCTTGAGTCAACACAAGCATATTGTGGGAGTGAAAAACCATTTAAAGGCGAGTCAACGCAACCATTTAACTTAAGACCTTTATACGCCGCACCACAAAAACGTAAGCCTTTGAGTGAGTATTTTATATGTCTGGCTAATCAATCATTATTAGAGGTGACTAGATTGGCGTTTAGGAAAGGCGTTAAGTTTGCAGAAAAAGCACACGGTATAAGGAGCTTTGATAATGAGTAAAGAAAGGGAGTTACTGAAAAGAGCTATGGTTGAAGATGATGACGGGGATTGGTTTATTGGTCATACACTGTACAAAGAAATCCAAGAACTCCTCGCCCAACCTGAACAAGACCAACCCGTGGCAACAAAGTTAGAAACACCACAATTTCAATCATTCAGAGTATCTTTTGAGGACGCAAAAAAATTAGAAGCACTACCAGTTGGCACTAAGATATACACCTCACCACTTTACGCAGCACCGCCAAAACGTGAGCCTTTAACACCGCAACAAATAAGTGTTGGCAATCAATCAATGCTAAATGTCACAAGAGAAGCGTTTAAAGATGGGGTTAAGTGGGCAGAAAAAGAACACGGTATTGGAGGTGGGGAATGAGTAAAGATTTACGAGAAGATTTACGAGAAGAATTACGAGAAGGTTTAACTCGTGAAGAAATCTCTCAAGGCTTTAGAGATAATGAAGATGCAATTAACGCTGAAAGCTTCTGGGCTGGGGTTAAGTTTGCAGAAAAGATGCACGGAGTAAATAATGAAATATCCATTACCAAATGAAAACGCCCGTTGTCTTGGAAGTAACTGCGAAAAAAAACAAGACTGCGCTCGTTATCTAACTATCGAGATAGATACTAAGGACTTTATGTGGCGCATGGACGCAAAGAAAGAAATAAAAGAACTTGAATGTACCTTATTTATAGACTGGCGCAACGCGCATGAATATGAACATTAAACCTAGAATTAAACGTGTAGGTAATATGTGGCTGTGCATTGGGCCTTATGAGATTAAAGGTTTTGGAAGCACTCCGTGTAAAGCCTACTTGAACTGGACAAGGCAATGGTTTTAAGACCGTATCAGGATGAGGCTGCTGACTTCCTGTATAGCCGTGATCGAGCGATGATTCTTGCGCCAGTTGGTGCTGGCAAGACGGCCATCACTTTAACAGCTATGCAGGCGATGATTCAGGACGGGCATGTTAAACGATTTCTAGTGCTTGCACCCAAGCGTGTGTGTACAGATGTTTGGAGGCAGGAAGGGCTTAAATGGGCTTCTAATCTATACATTGAAGTAGCTGTTGGTACAGCTAAGAACAGATTGGACGCTTTTAAATGCAGCGCCAATGTCATCGTAACGAATTACGACAATCTGCTATGGCTTTGCCGTGAACATCCAGAGCTGCTGAAATTTGACGGGATCGTTTTCGATGAATTGACACGTTTGAAGAACCCGTCTGGGTCACGCTTTAAAGCGTTGTTCAAAGTAATTGATCTGTTCAAGATACGTTGGGGTTTGACCGGATCGTTTACTAGCAATGGTTTAGAAGATGTCTTTGGGCAATGTAAAGTAGTAGACCAAACATTGCTAGGCAGAAGCAAAGGTGCGTTCTTAGAAAAGTATTTCGTACTGATGAATCGAGATTATGGAGAATGGGCGGCACGTTCTGATTCCTTACCTAAGATAATGAAAGCGATACGCCCAGCGACATATCTATTAGACGCAGGGGATTATACTGACTTAATGCCGCCATTGCACATTGTTGAAGTGAAGTGCCAGATGGAATTGGAACTCTACAACACCATGAAGAAAGATTTTGTAGTGGAGTTTCCTAGCGTGACAGCCGTTGCGGTTAATTCGGCAGTCGTAACAACCAAACTGCAACAAATGAGTTCTGGCTTTGTGTACCATACGACTACTACGCCTGCTAAGACTCCGGGGAAGTATGATTCATCTACTGAATCGATTTGGTTTTCCAGTCATAAATTCGATAGGTTAGAAGAATTACTTGCAGAAAATCAGAGAGACTGTACAATGATTTTTTACACCTACAAGGAGGAGTTAGCAGAACTGAAGCGCAGATACCCCCATGCGCAAACTTTAGATGACCATAACGCTGTTGAGCGTTGGAATACGGGGCAGATTGAGTTGTTGTTGGCGCACCCTAAGAGCGCAGGGCATGGCCTGAATCTTCAGCATCATGGTAATAAGATAGTGTTCTTATCGCTGCCGTGGTCACGGGAGCTGTACGAACAGGCAATAGGGCGTATTCATAGGAGTGGTCAAAAGCGGGAAGTGTGGTGCTACGTCATGCTGACCGATAAAACGATAGACGAACGCATCTATTCTGTTTTGCAGGAGAAATGCACCTTATCAGAAATTGCAATCTTGGAGCTTTCAAAATGTTAAGTTGGAGAAAACTGAATGAAGTGTTATCAGATTTAGATGAAGAAGAAGTAGTAAAATTGTTGGAGAATGAAAAAATAGGTGCTAGGCGGGCGATGGTTATGATACGTCTACATCAACGCTTTTGCACCCTGAGAATGGCTAGGGAGCGCAATCAACTTTTTGGAGAAAGTCAATGATATTCTATAACTGTGAAGAAATCGAACAAAAACTGCATAAATCAAGAATACTGAATATTGTACTAATGATTCTGCTGATTATGTCACTAATGGTTAATGTGGCATCAGCAGAAACAATTAACTGCACTACCTTTGGTACGCAAACTACCTGTACTAATGGGATGGTGATTAACCGCATGGCATTAGGTACAAATATTACTACACCTGATGTGGTTCCAGTAGTAACGCCGATGGAACAAATAGCGCCTGCTATGCTAGTTGTTCCTATCCCACCAATACCAGGTATTAAATAATTTCTTCTTCAGCAGGCATCGCAGCAACTTGTGGGCCTGCTTGTTCTTGAATCTTTTTGATAACGCCAGCTACTTGAACGAATTGGCCTACACCTAAAGCGTTCATAATGATGTTAATTTCTTCTAGTTCTAATTCTAAGTTAATCATAAGAGTAATAATTCTGCTTCTTTATTTCTACGAATAGTAAGACCTTTTAAGACCTTACCGCCTGCTTTATCCCATTTCTTTATTTCGGATGAAGCCGCCAGCCAATTACCCGCATCGACTTGTTTCTTTAATGTCGATTTGGCGTAATTACCAACACCCAGATTATAAATGAAGTCAGCAATAGCAGCTAATTTTTCAATGTTCGCCGTTGCTAGTATGGGTGAATACTTCACCGCTCTGTCAAGCACCGCCATAGCCGTTATTAACAAACATTCATCAGCTTTTTCTTGTGTCCAGCAAACACCTTTCTTTACTTCAGCGCCAGTATATCCCCAACCCACTGTCCACACGCCCCCACTGCATTGGTATGCAGTTAATTTACAACCTTCACTATCTCTAATGAGCTTAAGAACTATCTCTAAAGCCGACATTAATTTAAGTGCCTTTAGAAAAAATATACGCCAAGAAAGCAAAGATCGCGCTTACGCTGAATACCACCCCCCCAAAGAAGCCTTTGTTTGAGTGCGCGTTTTTCTGTAATTCATCAAGAGCTACAAATATCCGATCTGAACGCCTACGCGCATCTTCTCTTTCAACGTAAATATCCTTACATAATCCATCTAATCTTTCTTCCACTTTTGCCACTCTGCTTAATATGTCGTCCACGTTGTCAGTTCCTTTAATTAACTATAGTTTTTGGTTTTGCTTCAGCTACAAAGAACCCCAAAGCACCGAATACAACTGTACCTATATTAAGGGCGTTTTGTACTGCACCAGGATCAACATTAACCCCACCTAGAGCAGAAACAGCGGCTATAGAAGCCATTGTGCTAGGTTCAGATAGCCTTGCTTTTAACCATATAAAAAAACCTAATAAAGTACTCATGTTTTTATGATGTACATCATTGCTACGTTTTTAGGACGTGTTTCAGCGCCTGACGCAATCAGAATACCAGTTACGCTGGATTGAATATCGGCGACGCCTGAACCTGTAGTTGCGCCAGTAGGTGATGCTGATCCTGACGAACCCCCATTTCCCCCACCCATATTATTAGTATATGAATGTGTATGCCCCGCGTCAGTATGCGTATGCCCAGGATCGGTAATTGTAACAGGCCCAACTAAATCTGCTTGGGTAGAACCTAAGACACGTCCGACATCCACACCAGCGCTATCATCCCACCCTCGGACGAAATAGCCTCTTAAATCAGGAAGGTTGAATGTCGTTGTGCTATCGCCTGCACCGTATAAGATGCCACAGACACCAAACAAATCAACATAAATTGTTCTTGATACCGCAGCGCCATTACATTCTAAGTAGCCTAACGGCACTACATTGCCAGCATAAGCAGCTACATGACCGATAGGGCCAGCAGCACCTGTGATATTGATAGGCCAGTTAGCACCAAAATCCGTAGTGTCTTGTGAAGCAGTAAAATTAACCCCATTCCATCCCATGAAGATGTCGGTGTTAGATTGTGAAGTTGACGTGCCAGCAAACACATAAGGAGGTGCAAACGATGTCGGAGCATTGATACCGTAAATGTTATCAAATGTCGAGATAGCAGGGCCATTAGTTTCTCCGACTAAAGGAGCGCCTTGCAATACCAATTTGTAGATGCCATCTAACCAAAGTTCACCGCCCGTTTCGCCCCTAGCGTTTAATATTATAGGGTTAGGCCAAGGCGTTGTAGCAGCGCCATCTTGATAAGCAGTTAAAGGTGTCGAAGTGCCAGCCGCGTAGAACCAAATAAGACCTCCATTTAAGAAAGTACCGTCATCGCTAAACTGCGCGTTTTGTAAAATCGGTGATAAGTAAGCTTGAGTCATTTCAATTCCTAGTCATTAAGTCTGAAAGCATTGTACCTGATCTACTCGGTAATAAAGAGGGCTGATCATTAATTCCAGCAAATGCAGCCAAGCCATTAAGCTTTCTAAAAGCAGCATGGCTAGATGCTTTTCTATATACTGATTCAGGAAATTGCTGACCTTCTTCAGCAGTTAAAACTGATTGCATTTCATTAGGCGTTAAGCCAGGAACCATTGAAGGTATATCGCCATAACCAGTATCAACGCTTAACTCGCCTGAATAACCACCTTCAGGTCTAGCTACTTCACCGTAATATCCAGTGCCTTTAGGCATCTTTGAATTATAACGATTACCATATCCATAATTAGGTTGACCGTTTTGCATACCTCGAACCATAGGGTTAGCATTAACTCTATAGTTCATCGGTGTAGCGGCTTGTTGAAATTGACTAGGCATATATGATTGCCTCATAGCAGCTAATCTATTGTATGCGGCATCTTCATTTTGGCCTTGCAATAACTCATATAATGACGCCATTATCTTCTACCTTGTTGCGCTGCGCCTGCACCAACGGAACCGACATAAGGCCCCATTCGAGATAAGCCTTGACCAATTGCGCCTCTTATAGGCCCTGCTTCTTTTAACGATTGCTCAACCATCATCCTTTGAAATGCAGGAGAGTAAAAATGCGCCCCTCCGTAATATTTCATTAACGCACCAGGAACTGCACCAACAACATCCCCCATTAGTTCATTAAAGCCTTTAGTTGCGTTTAAGCGTTCTGCGGATCCGGATGAAGGAAGTCTGTTACCTATAATGTCTTGCGCCCGTCTAGCTTCTTCTTGCATAGGCATTTTACCTTCTGCATAACCTGGACGATTTCTTCCTCTTAAAGCTTGAAGTAAAGATGCAGGCGTAGCCATTTCATGCCCTACGCTTGAGGTCATTGCAGTTTCCATTCGTTTAGCATCACGATAAGCATTATCCGCAGCGTTTAACGCTTCTGCATAACGTGGGTTTTGAACTTCCATCATTTGCTTTAGTTGACTCGCGGCTTCTTTAGCGGCATCGCCAACACGTCTTTCATCAGCAATTGAACTTTTACTGTAGCTTTCGCTGGATGTTCGTAATTCAGAAAGCATTTCTTTCAAAGTTCTTCCATCTACACGTTGACCAGGTGTAAATCTACTAATCACGCTGTTATTTAAAATATCATCAATCTGCGTTCTAAATTCAGGACGTAAATTCTTCGATAAGTCTTTAATGCCTTGAATACCTGTTGCCAGTTCAGGTGTCATTTCACCGCTTGTATTAACTACTAAATTATCATACGCATTAGAAACCGCTTTTTTAACTTTAGCAAACCCTTCCGCAGTCGGTTCAATTTTACCTAAGTCAACAAGCTCACGTTGAACAGCGGCTTGACCAGGTATTGCAATTTCTTGACTGGGAGCAGTACGGATACCTTTGTTTAAAGTATTTACGATACCTTGAAGTTCTGAAGTATTAAAACTTTCTAATGCTCTTTTTTGAGCTTCAGTAACATGACCACCTAAAAAGGGTAATGACGTTAATTTTTCTTCAAAGGCTTTAGGTGTTCCACCTAACGCTTGACCAATGGTAGGAGTACCACCAGCTTCAACAAATTCTCTAACGCCTGGTGCAGCAGAAGGGCCTCTAAACATTGCACCTAAGCCTTTAGCCACGGCTTCACCTACGCCTTGACCAGCAGCACCATACATTCCCGCTTTTGTACGATCTTCAGGTGATAATGCCGCAGCAGTACCGCCAGCGCCTAATACACGCATGAGAAACGGTAATTTACCCATAGGAGTCATAGCAGCGGCTTCTGCCGCTATATCAACGCCTAGCCCACCTACAGTAGCGGGAAGCCCTGCTTCTTGCATATAGGCTTCACCAGCTCTTAATTTAGCAATATCTTCTTCAGATAAATCAGCAAATAAGCCTTTCAGTCCTGTTCCAGCTTTAGTTAAGGCGACATTTGCACCGCGCCCCATTCGCATGAGCGTACTTTCTTGAGCAGGATATTTAGGTACGCCATAAGCTTCCCAAGGTGATACAGCTTGAGGCATCTGCTTAGACGTAGCCGTTCTAAAAGCTTTAGAAAACCCATCTTCAGCTTGAGGCGCATTAAACGCAGAAGTGAACTCGTCATCATTCATCGTTATTGTCCTTTCTTTCGGTTAGCCCTAACTTTCATCGCTGTGTCATGGGTAATTTTACCTTCTTTACCTAAGTCTATCAATTCAGCGTCTGAATATTTACCGTATTTTCCAATGTAACGTTGCTCTTTTTGATACCATTCTTCAAGTGCTGACATCTTTTGATCGATAGTCATTTTAGATTCAAGATTACCCACTTGTTTTAATCGTTGAGCTAACTCTTTATCTGATTGCGAGCCTGGTGCAAAAGGTACAGTGTTAGCCATATCATTAGCTACAACAGCTAAGGCCGCCTGAATATCACCAGAAGCTAATGATTCACCGACAGTTTGACCTAATCTATTAGTCCAATATTCAATATCACTTCCTATAGAGCCTTTAACCAAGTCTCGGATATGGTTAATATCAGGAAGCGTTTCAAATGAATTAAGTGCTTTATTAATAGTCTGCTGTTCTTCAGCTTGTTGTTTAGCTGTAATTACAGCAGCTTCTTTTTTAGCCGCACCTTCAATTTGTAATTCTGCTGCTTGTTCAGGAGAGGCAATTGCACTTCCTTGTTCTGGAGGAAGCGTATTCAATAAATCATTACGCGCTTTAATAAGCGCTCCTCTTGCTGTTGGCTCTTGTACAGTCTGCAATAACGAATTAATTGAATTAAGCTGTGCAGTCATGTCATCAGGCATTTGCATTTGCGGTGCCGTTTGACCCCCTAACGCAGGCTGAGTTACATACGTGCCTGGCGCTCCTGGCACATCAGCTATTTTTCCAAATTCTTGCTCAGGAGTCATAACAGGCCCTACATTGACTCTTGCTTGTTGTTCAGCAGTTGTTTTTGATGACTCCTGCAAAGCTTGAAGCCTACGCGAAAGTAACCCTAGCCCAGCAGAAGTTCTTTCAGCATCTTCTGGCGTTATATCATTAGCATTGTAAGAAAAATTTTCAGGAATTAAACCTTGTTGTTGAAGCCCCGCTATGGCTTGACCGCTTGCAGAATGAAACCGTGAAAGCGCTTGATCTTTAGGCACCCCAGAAGCTATCATTTCATTATACATATCAACGATTGGAACTACTGCTTGCGCTCTTAGTTTTGATTGATCTTCAATAGCTTTACGTTGTATATCGCCCGTCTGAGCTTGTTGATGCTGCATACCAATTATGGCTTGTTGCATCTCTAATTCATTTTTCCTTGCTGCTTGAGCGTATTCAGGGCTAACTGCGCCTAATTGCGCCATTGAAGGTTGAACTTGTTGAGCGTATAGCGCTTTCAAGTCCATACGCTCTTGTTGCGCTCTACGGGCGTTATCTAAAGCAATAGCGCTAGCTTGAGCTTCTTGTCCAGTCTTTAAGGCACCGGGGAATTTCTCACCGTAAAATTTGTATAAATCAGTTAAATCACTCATTTTACCCTCCTAATCCTGCAAAAGAAGTATTGAGGGTTCCGTAGTTTCCGCCACCGCCTCCACCACCAAAATAATTACTTAATGAGCCAATACCTCCGCCGCCAAATAAGCTACCAGCGGTTCCAGCCAAGCTAGAAATTTGTCCGTAAGGAGCCATTGCTGAAGCAGCGTTAGCAGCGCCTAAAGCTGCATAAGCAGGTTGCATTGCTGTAGCTGCACCTACACCGATTTGACCTAAACCTAGTACCGAACTTTGGCCTAACTTGGAAGGTTCTAAATACATTTGACCAATCTGTGCTTTTTGATTTAAATCTTGAGTAAATGCTGTACCGTAAGCTTTTTGCGCTCTTTCCCAAGCCGATTGATAACCTTGAGCTGCTTGACCTTGAGCATAATTGTTCATGGCTTGACCAGCCGCACCGGACATCAATCCACCTTTAGCGGCTGCGCCTTGTTGAACGCCTTGCAAACCTTGTTGCAATTGAAATTGATACCCTGGTGTTGCTTGCAGTTCTGCTAAGTTACTGACCATCGGTGTGTATAAAGGACTTTGTCTATAGTCCTCCATACCATAACGCGAAGTTAAATAAGGTAGGTTAGCTTCATAACCTTTAGCGCCTACTTCACCTAACTGCGTGTATGGTTCAATGCCTTTTTGAGCATTGCCATAGACTTTCTTAGTCCAAGCTAATTGCGCTGCGGCGTTCGCTGCTTGAGCTGCTGCGCCTGCTTTTTCACCTTCACCTTGTGCTAAACCACCTATTGCGCCTGCTGCTGCTATTCCCCAAGGCATGAAAACCTCCTATCTGATTTAATACAGAAAATTAATGTGATCCGGTCAACCGGAGAATTATTACGCACCCAATGAACGGCTTGGTTATTAAACCAATAGACTTCACCTGGTGGAGATATATGCTCTCCTTCTTCAAAACAGAACGCTTGATCTGGATGGCTTTCTAACTGTACTGCATATTTGTCATAATACTTGGCGTGCCAAGTAGTATCAGTATGGGGTTTGCATAATCCACCAGGGGGGATTTTAGAAATTAAAATCCCACCTAGTTCTTCACCTTTCATGGTAGCCATTAACTGAAAAGCTAAATCTTTAATAGCAGGAAGGCTATCTGCTTCTTTATACCAGCATGAACGGTGTTCGCCATTGAACTTAGCCCAATCCCCCCCGTCATACTCAGCAAGATCGCGGAATCTAACATGGATGTCCTCAAATCCATAATGAGGGCTAGAAGGCGTATTAGTCCTAATAGGATTTCTATTCCAAAGCTGAGGATTACGCTTCAACTGTAACAGTATCTGCGTAATATCTACCTTAGCAATAGCCATAATGTTGTTCATACTAGCCCTCTGACGCGTTCAATAGCTACGGTGTTTTCAATATTCATTTGGCATAACATCCGATGCCGTTCTTGGTTAAGCTCTTTACGCAGTAAATAATAATACGCTTCAGCCATAATATCGTAATTAAACAAGTCCTTAAAAGCTATTCTATACCCTTTAAGTTGAATCATCAAATCATACGATAGCATCGTTTTAAAGCCTAGCTTTGCTATTGATTCATTCACTTCGTTCAATGGTCGCTCTATAACAAGCTTTTTAGCAGAGTGCTGATTGATCTCGTCCACTTTGGTAAAGGCACTTGTTTCAGCAATTCCTAACATTCCATCATAAGATCGAGTATCCAGATCGTTAATGGAGTTATCCATAAATGCTTCGTGAATACACAGCGATGTATCAGTCGTTAAAAGATTAGCGACCCAAGCTGTTCCCGATCTAGGAAGCGCTAAAACCATAAAATCAATCATTTTTTTTCGCTTCTAATAAAGAAATACGGGCTGTTAATGATTCAATTGTTGTCAATGCTTTTTGTAAAGACATAACTGCAACTGCTAAAACTGACCTATCGTAATACCCCCAAGGTTTAGTTTTAATACTTTCAACGCCATTAATATCAGTTTCTAAATATGTTTCAGGTATTGGCGCAGCTTCTATACCTATTGCTTGATTAACATTTTGAGCATAAAAACCTAATTGTCTTTCAGCGCCAAATATAGGCGCTTTTTCATCATTATAAAACCAATACCCCGGCTTTAATTTTTGAAGCATATCATCAGGATTATTAGGAGTACCATCTTTTATTTTCCAAGTTTCATCGGAAACAGAACTAATAACCCCCGCTGCTGAAAATGTAGCTGCCCCTGCGCCATAAGCGTTCATGGTGATAATACCTGGAGCGCTGATACGCATACGCTCTGTAAGCCCCCCTCCTCCATTAGTGCTAAACACTATTTGAGACTGAAAATTACTAGCGCTATTCTGTATAAAATCAATAGCTGTTGCAGCAGATCCTGTATATGGCGATCCAGCGATTCGCATTATTACGTTATCAACACCATTTGTACTTTGGAGAGATATTAAGTTTGTAGGCGTAGATGCTCCAACAGCAGTTGAATTTAATATTGTTGTTCCATTATATGTAAATTGACTACTTGAGCTTAAAGCACCTGTGCCGTTACCGTAGGGGATATATCCTGTAGCTAAAGTTGTTAATCCTGTACCGCCATTAGCTACAGGTAACGCTGTACCTGATAATGTAATAGCTAAAGTACCGCTAGATGTAATAGGGCTTCCAGATATAGATAAGAACGCTGGAACTGAAGCTGCAACTGAAGTAACTGTACCGGATGTAAATGTAGCCCAAGTTCCATCGCCGCGTAAATATTTTGAAGCTGAAGGTGTACCTGTAATAGGGTTAGCTGCTGGCGCAGTTACTGAACTGATAACTGTTCCACTAATAGGTAAAGTTAAGGATGTATTAGCTGTGACAGTTAATGACGTAGTAAACGCGCCTGAAGTAGTAAAATTACCCCCTATAGTAAACGTCTTACCAGTGTTAGCTACGCCTGTTCCTCCATTAGCACCAACTAATATTCCTGCAAGTGAAACTGCGCCTGTGGTTGCTGTAGCAGGAGTTAATCCAGTAGAGTTACCTGAAAAAGATAAAACCCCAGTATTAGCAATCGTAACTGCGGTTGAACCATTATAGGAAGTTCCTGAAAGCCCAGTTCCAATTGTAAGCGCGTTAGTCGCTGTAGCTGTAACTGTAGTTGATCCGCCAAGACTGACAGATGATCCATTAATAGTAACGGATGAATTGGTCAATCCTGCATTAGGTATGCCTGTAAAGTTTGTGCCTGTAAAAGTAGGTGTTGCTCCACTATTAATACTTTGAGGTAAACTTAAAGTAACTGCGCCTGTTGAAGCTGAAGCAATAACTTGGTTAGCCGTTCCGGTAATGGATGTGACACCATTAGAACCTTGAATACCTGCTACAGATATAGTCCAAGATGCAAATGTGCCTGATCCGCCAATAGAATCAACTAATACTGTGAAAGTAGTTCCACTAAAAGCTGTAACTACACCTTCCATGAAATTGGCCGGAGTAGATGAATACGCTACTCGAACTCTAGTTCCAATAGCAAAAGCGGTTTGTGAATTAGTAAAGTTAGTTGTAAAGACTTTAGAACCTGTTGCAATAAGCACCGATGTCGCTGAAGTTAATCCTTCATATCCAATACCTATTTGAGTTACTGCTTGAATAGTAACAATAAGCGATGGTGATTCAGGCGCAGCAGGGCTAGTTGTAGCCGGAAAGGTAATAAGCTGAACACCTGCTGTATCAGAGTGCCATACTAATTCTATATAATCGGCAGCAGTTAAATTAAGAACATAATTCCAACTAATGATCTGTAATCCGTCATTTGCCCCGTGTTTAGCAGGAACACCGTTTGTGCCAGCTCCATCAGTTACATTAACGCCGTTAAGACGTATCCATATAGTTACGTTTGCAATTTGTGAATTAGGGTTAGATAATTGTGCGCTAAATTGTAGATTGTACACCCCAGTATTAGCGACTGTTATTTTAGTTCCACCAACAATGCTTGTGCCATTCTCCAAGTCAATAGACCCGATAGCCATTACATAAGCAGTCGTTGTACTGGTTGCTGTAACGGTAGTCGTATCATGCCATGCGCCATAATAGCCTGGTGAACCTGGAGGACTAGTAGCGTTCTGCCAATTAGGCGCGCTTCCTGATCCTGTTGAAGTAAATACTTGACCTACTACACCAGGAGATACAAAACCTGTAGTATTAACCGCAGTCTGATAAGGTACATAATTAGCCCCACCGCCAGCTAATCCAGCAGCGTAACCTGTAGTATTTACGTTAATTGAACTGGGTAAACTTAAAGTAACTGCACCTGTAGAAGCTGAAGCCGTAATTTGCAGCGCTGTGCCTGTAATTGATAAAACGCCAGTATTAGCAATCGTAACGGCAGTTGATCCGTTATAAGACGTACCGCTTAAACCTGTACCAATGGTTAGTGCATTTGTCGCTGTAGCAGTTACAGTAGTTGAACCGCCAAGACTAACAAGATTTCCATTAATAGTAAGGGAGGAATTAGTTAATTGGCTATTGCCGATACCGCCTAACGTTCCACCTAATGTCAAACTTCCGGCTGAAGTAACCGTTCCTGTTAAGGTGATGCCATTAACTGAGCCTGTTCCACTAACAGAAGTTACTGTACCGCCTAATCCTGTAGCGGATAAAACACCGCCAGCAAAAGTAACGCCAGAACCAATAGAAACTGAATTAAAACCGCCAACGCCATTACCGTAAAGAATGGCAGTACCAGAAGTTGCAGGAGCAAAATCAATGCCCGCTATGGCGTTATTAAACCCTCCTGTACCATTTCCTTTCAGGATACTGGTTCCAGTCGTAGATGGGGCATAAGTTACCCAAATGACACCGTTCCAGTAAACCGTTTGATCTATTGTTGTATCGAAATAAGGATACCCTATAAAAAGATTTTGAGTGGGCCTACCTGACGTAGGGCCACTTGCTACAACAGATTGCAGAATAGGTTGTAATTGGCTAAACCATTGCGCCCAAGGAGTTTGCACTCGATCATCAGCATCAACTAAAGTAGACTGGAATGGAGGTTGGGAAATAGCCATTATTTAGATGCCTGTGTTGCATAAGCCGCAGCGCCAATTAAAACTGTCTTAATTGGATCAGTTATTCTAAATTTAAAAACATAATTACGAGATACCCCTAATCTGCGCCATTCAGCCCGACTTAAGAAATTGCCTTGCGCTCCACAAGTTGCCCACATTTCATCGCCCCAAGTAAAGCCTCCATCACGGCTTACTTGTAACATAACTTGTGGCGTTTGACCCTGACCATCATTAAGGCCGCCCCCTTGTTCCATATCTAATCGCAAACGATAAATATGAAGCTTATTAAACGAGGTGTTCACAAAGAAATGAGGCGTAATTAATTCTCGCGCTATTAAATCACCATTATCAGTATATGACGCGGGATCAAGAATATACAATTTACCATTACGGTAATCAGAAGTTATTACATGAAAATCAAACTGACAGCCAAAATTTGCATAATGCCTAGTAGTAGCGCCTGACAATAATGTACTCCAGACTTCTGAAGTTGCATCATAAAGCCAAGTAACACCTTGTTGTTGAAAGCTTATCTGATAAAATTCATGCCCATTTTGACGATAACTAAATGCAATAGCGTCACCAGGATTTACATACTCATTGAATAGAAAATCTAAGTCGGGCGTTGACACGGTAACAGGTCGATAATTTCGGATCGTTACAACTGATAAACCGCCCCGTCTTGCTCGGCCTAAATAGATTAATTCACCATTACATCGCGCAACACTCCATCGTGCAGCCACGCCCATATCGGTAGGTGATCCAGGTATTCTTAATAATGGAAAGGGAAATGCACCTATATCCTGCCAGTATTCTTGCGAAATAAAACCTAATAAAACTAAACAGCTATTATCAACCGCAACAGCTTCTAAAGTATCGGTATAAGCTTCTTTACTGGCGAATGATAAAGCGTTCCAAGTGAAGCCGTCATATAGTTGGGATAAATAGAATTGACGTGTATTAGGTGAATTAACAATGAAATACCCATCTAAGAAAGTTACAGTATTGCCGCCAGGGAAGCCCTCTGCTGTAATGGCCCTAAAATTATTAACTACCTCTAAACCGCCCGCACCAGCAGGAGTAGTATTAGGTACATTAAATGTCCATTCATTAGCTAATGTACATGTGCCAGTTCCTGGTGTAGTTCCAGTAGCTGCAAAAGAAGTACCAACTTCATTATTTATAGCGCCAACTAATTGAAAATTTGAAGTACCTACACTATTGATAACGTATTGAGTGCTAACAACTAATGCTGTAGCGGCGGTCAAAGGAAAATTAACAACATAGTTACCTGAAGGTACAGGCCCTGCGGTTTTTAAAATTTCAACAGCTTCATTAGAGTGGCGATTAGTTGCATTTTCAGTTACTGCAACAATACCGTTTTGCGTATAGGTAAGCAATCCACTAGCGCTATTATTGATGACTACGCCTGTGCCAATAGGCATTTCATAAGTTGTTCCCGTACCAATACCTACGCCAGTTGCAGTAAATATAGTGCCTACAGTATTAGTTGCGGCCCCATAAAGTGTAAAGTCTGTAGTGCCTAATGTTAGAATTTGATAAATTGTACTAGCTACTAAAGCTGTGGCATTAACAACTGGTAATGAGGCAGTAAATACCAACCCTACAGTATTGGTTGCGGCTCCATAGAGTGTAAAGTCTGTAGTGCCAATAATTAAAATTATATATTTTTGCCCCACTACTAAAGATGTTGCGAGAACATTAACATCAATAGTTGCTGGAACCGCTGTGCCTGTGCCAGTAGCCGCTTTAGTAGCTGTAAAAACCGCGCCTAATACGTTAGCCGCTGCGCCTGCAATAGTAAAATCCGAAGTTCCCAATGTTAAAACAACATATTTTGATCCTGCTACTAATGCAGTTGCTAGGATTGGAGTTTGCAATGATGGTAAAACAACAGCGAAAGTCCAACTACCTTGAGTAGCTGTGGCAATTGTATAGTCCCCTGAAAGGACATCGCCACCATTAGTAGTAATGGTAGCAGTATCGCCAGCAATGCCAGCATTAACAAAACCTGAAACGGTGATAGTTAATCCTGTACGGCTATAAACATTTGAAACCGAATTAGCAGGATATGTATAGCTTAACTGAAGCGTTTTAGGCTCATAGATATATCCGTTTTCGCCATCTACAATTATGATTTGCTGAGCGTTATCCGAAATCGATACTGTGCCTTCAGCCGTTGAAAGCGTTCCTCTTTCCGTAACTACGCCGTTTTTATCAATCTCTAATAGCTTATTAGCATTTACTGAATAAAGTAAGTTTAATGCCTGTAGCCACCACAATCCACGCGAAGGGTTATTACCCGCATCAGCAAATAAAGTTAGCCCTGGTGTTGGATAGGCGGCTAAATTTGTTTTATCTTTTTCAGGCTTAACTTCAAGAAAAAGATTCTGTCTTTTTTGAGCAGAAACAGCTTTAGATCGCCCGGCTATGCCAGCCCCTAATATAGGTAGTACAATGGCTTCTGGCATTATCGTCCATACCCATCGCTATAAATATTGTATCTCATTTGGCTGGTACTCATAAGCGCTACATCCGTACTAAGGGTAGGAGTTCGTTGATTAATTCTCTTAATGCGTTTAATAGCATTTTGAGCTAATGCAACAGAAGTTTGTCTAATATCAAATTGGTATTCTTCAGCAATACGAATAGCTAAATTAAACACTATGGCTTCCCAATAGCCTGGAGGAAGGCTAATGTACGCAGTAGGGTCATTAACAACTGTAAATGGCTTCCAAGATGTCAGAGTAATAGTTTCATTACTTGATGAACATATTGGATAGATATATGCGTTTCCGATAGGAAAGCCTCTATCGTAAAATAAATAGCCGGGGAAATTAGTTTGTAAACTTTTAAGTCTTACTGCGTTGTAATCATCCCATTCCATAATTTGCATGGGATAATCAACAGGGATACTTCCGGTATAGATAGTAAAATAAGCATCAATAATTCGGCTTGGCCTGATGGTATTCCATGTAGCCCCTAACCCTATAGTATAAGGGTTAGTACCAGAGGTTAAAGGGAATGTTTCTCTAGTGATCTGATAAAGCATCAATTCATCAGCAGACCACGAATCTAACATGCGATTAAGCGATTCTATACCGTCTTTAAGCTCGTTTGCAGTTAAATCAGTATCTACAGATGATACTTGGATTAATCGCATTGCGGCGCGTACTAAATCATTTGCGGTATAAAGCTGACCGACATTGCTGACCATTGAAACAGCAATAGTATATGGTGAAATATGCGCCCATTCTTCTGGAGCATTACTCCAAAAAACTGATCGATTACCCCATATAGGCCCTGGCAATGTCCAAATATCATTAATGAAAACAGTTGATATGAGATTACCACCTATCAATTGAATATCATATTCTTGTGTGCCGTCAGCTACCCAAAACGAAATATTATATCCGCTAGTAATTACTATAGGGTTATCTATAGGTGTAGTCATAGCTTCATCTTGGAAGATCGCGGCCGCAGATGCAGTATTAGCAAATTTAACTTCTGCGGAGATCAACCCTAATTGACCCCCTAATTGAGGCACTAAATCAATAGTAAAATAACGGCTCATATACTTTTTACTCCAAATTAAGACTTAAGCTTATTAGGCAAATCTTGAAACTAGCCGCCATGCAGAACCGTCAAATTTTAAAGTAATCGAACTATTTATCGTCATAGCAAAATTGGTACCGATTAAAAAATGTGTATTTGCAATTATTGTGCTGTTTGAATCATCCGCAACAATAGTAATTTCTTGCCCCTCAAAGCCGTTAAGTAAGTCTGTTACGTTAGTTGGGCCTGTTTGAGCTATCGTAACCATATTTCCAAGCACTTTATCGAACTGCCCTGAAACTAAATTAGGCGTAGCACCGTTAATTGGCATTATTGAATTACCGCCAGCGTTGTCATAAACAATGTTATTAGACCCAAGGTCGTAGCACAAAGAAGTAACAGCAACAGCTACATTATTAGTAAATCTGTTTTGACTAGAGCCAGTTTTGAAAAACGCGCCTCGTCGCATAACACCGCCATACGAAATATTAGTGCCAAATGTATTTCCAGTAATAGATGAATACACACACGCGCTATCTAAAACAATACCATCGTATGGAGAAATAGAGTTGTCATTAAATGTATTATTGCTAATGATGTTTCCATCAAACGGGCCACCAACACCTAAACTAATTCGTATGCCCTCAATTTCTGCCGCAGGGTAAATTGAACTATCGCCCGAATCAAATCGGCTTCCGCTAACAGTTGTATTTCTAGCTAAACTACGAATGCCAAATTGTGAAAATTTGAAATAGCTTCCGTAGACTTGAAGCAAATCAGTAGGAACAGTTATGTCAATTCCAATACCAACAGACAAAATATCGCAACCCTCTACAACAATGCCGCCGCAAGACCCGCCAGAAATACCGTTAAATTTAAGCGCGGTATTACAACCAATAAAATTACATTTTCCAAAAACCGTGTAATTAGCGTTTAAAGCCGTAGTAAAGTCTACGCCAATAGTCCCAACACCAGTATTCAAAAAAGTGCAATTTGTAAAGTTTGCATAGTTGCAATCAAAACACTCAACGCAAGTAGTCCAACCACCAGTTAAAATAGGCGCCCAAGTATTGCCAGTTCTTAAAGGGGAAAAATAAACGCGTTGAAATTGAATAGTGGTTTCAAATACACTTAATTGTGAAGGATAAATTAGTTTTATAGCTGATCCAGCTAACGTAGCTGCCGACAATAAATTTGGTACGGCTTCTAAACTTAGATCATACATAGTGAATACGCGCTGTTGTGTAGCAGTATATTCAATACCATTTACCCCTGTCATGCCTACACCTGTCCATTTTAGGACAGATATATTCATACCATCGCCATGTAATGTAATGGGCTTGTCTGTAATAGTAACAACATCTGTTAATATATATGTTCCCGCAGGAAAATATAAACTTCCCCCAGTAGAAGGGATTGCATCCATAGCCGCTTGAATAGCTATAGTATCATCAGCAGTACCATTACCAACAGCACCAAAATCTTTGACAGAAACAATATCGTTTACTTTAGCTGCTACTGTTCTGGCGGTTGCGCCAGTACCAGTTTGAATAGTTCCTACTAAGGTTGACCCATTAGATGCAGTAAGATAATTTGTTAAATTTTGAATCGATGTAACAGTTCCTGTAATTACAGTAACTGTACCAAAACTATAAAAAGCGCCTGTAACTGTACCTATAATTTTATAACTTCCAGCCGGAACAGCTACACCAGCAGGGCTGGCAGCAATAGCCGCAGTAAAAGCGGCTGTGTCATCCGTAACGCCATCGCCAACTGCGCCAAAATCTTTAACTGTTGGCAAATCTCCAAAACCATCGCTGATTAATCTAGCAACAGCCCCAACTAATGTAATTCCGTTTTTAGATGCCTGAAAAGTGCTTGATGTAGTAACAGACGCGCCCGCAGAGCTTAAACTTAAGCCTGTAGCATTTCCATTTCCATCTTGAACTTGTTGAAGTGCTGAAGTAATGCCACCAGGAACCTGCAATAAGCCTGGAAAGGATAGATTTTGTTGCTGATTCGCTAGGCTAGACATTCGTTATTCCTCAAATGGGGTATTTCTAATACGTTTTTTAGGGGTTTTACCCTGGTCATCCCATTCTTGGGAAGTAAGCCATCCGTCCTTGGATAAAGCTTTATATTCTTGCTCATCAACGGCAATTGTTGAATTGGCGTATGAGTCTTTGTGCATCGAGCATGGATAATCGATTGCCATATTTCACCTTAAAGGAAAAGGTGGAGGATTTTACCCCCCCACCTTCAACTTACTATGGGTTATTAGCTGGAATTGCGCCGTAGTTACTTGGTGAAGTTGACATGAAGTCAGTAACAACAGGATAAGAACGGACAATTTGAACTAAATATGTATCCGCAGCAGGCGTTTTAGATGCCGCAGTTGGATTTACATAAGTGATACTGATAGTGTTAGCAGATTTTACTCTTGCACCAGCTATAGCAACGCCAGCAGTTTGAGCCGCTGTAGTTGATACCGATACAAAATCACCTACCGCAACGCCAGCAAGAGTAAAATCTTGTTCAGCGGTTGTGATAGTTAAAACCGCAACAGGAGTTACTGCTAACGATACAATAGCTGTAGCACGTATTGACGTAACTGCAACTACATTAGGGCCTGGATTACTCATTTTAAACTCCTATTAACCAGTGATACGGCAAGCCAGCTCAGGATAAACTGTGCTGAAACCATAAAGTACATCAAGACGAGTCGGCAATTGGTCAGAGTTAATATCGTATTGGCGAACCAAACGAATTGACATACCATCAGCAGACGCACGTCCAGCCATATCAACACCTTGTGGCAATAACAGATCAGCAGTACCAAGAGCAAAAGCATCGCGATGGAAAGCGATAGCGTTAGCATAACTTGCACTAGCAGAACCAGAAATTACAGTAGCATTGCCAGAAGCAATAGTACCGCCAGTGCTAGTTACGTTTTGGAATTGACCGCTAAAGACAGGTGTTGGTGATACTTGAACAGTTTGTGCAGAGCCAGTACCAGTAGTCAACGCAGTTACTACGAAATTACGTAGTGTACCAGTTGATTGACGGTTTTGTGGGTTCACAGCATAAACGCCAGGTATTGTGAAAACAGTACCTTGAGTTAATGTTTTACCGT